AAGATACAGCTATCTTGACGGCCTGTTCGTGCGTGGTGGAGTCATCAAGGCGGTGGCAGAGATCAAGACGCGAGAGTGCGAGTTTGGCACCTACCGCAAGGAGTTGATGACTTGGAACAAGATGGAGTCAGGCCAGTGGGCGGCAAAGAGCTTCAAGTGTCCGTTCTACTTGTTCAGCTACCACCCGCTGAGTGACCTGGTTGCGGCTTATCAGATCACGGACACAGAAGGCAATTTTATCAGAAAGTATCAGGTTGGAGATTATGTCGGAAACAAAACAAAACACGACAAAACGCAAGTCAGCAGGAAAACAGTCTGGGTCGAAAACCAAGACCCAAGTATCCTCAAGAGATGCGGATTGCGATGTATTTACTGAGAAGTACCTCGGGCTAAAGCTTTATGACTGGCAGAAGAAAGTTCTGCTTGATCTGAGTCAGCCAGGTGCCCGAGTAGCGTTGAAGGCAGCCAACGGCAGTGGCAAAACCGCCATGATAGCCGCACCCGCTGCGCTGTGGTACGGACTCATCTATCCTGGCTCGATAGTCATCACTACGTCAGGAGTCTACCGGCAGGTCAAGGAGCAGATGTGGCCACAGATCAGGAGTCTAGCCAGCAAGGTTGCCGGGTTAGGCATGACGATCAACCAGACTGACCTGACGATGGACAACGGCAGCAGGATTCTGGGATTTGCTACAGATAGCCCAAACCGCTTTGAAGGTTTCCACGGAAACGTCTTCATCATCCTAGATGAGTGTAAGAGCATCGATGAAACGCTATTCGAGGCAGTAGCTAGGATTCAGCCAAGCCGCATTCTGGCCATGAGTTCGCCTGGCGGCACTACTGGTAAATTTTACAAAATCTTCAGTAAGGAGCAGAAGTGGTGGAAACTGCACACCGTCACTGCGTTTGACTGTCCACACATCAAGCAGAGTTGGGTGGATGAGCAGATGGAGATGTGGGGCAAAGACCACCCGCTGATTCGGTCTATGATCTTTGGCGAGTTTCAGGAGACAAGCGGAGAAGGCTTGGTGGTGCCGTGGGACACGTTGATGCAGTGCCTCGATAGTCCACCCAACAAAGAAGGTCATGAGGTTGTGGCGGCATGTGACTTTGCAGCAGCAGGCGATGAGTCGGTGTTCTGCATGAGAGTAGGCAACAAGATCACCAAGCTAGTTGCCTGGAGAGAGGCAAATACGATGGCAGGTTGTGCCCGGTTTGCTCTGGAGTTTGAGAAGGCTGGCTTGAAGCCTGAGCAGATATTTGGTGATGCAGGTGGGCTAGGATTGCCGATGTGCCATCAGCTTGCAGAGATGGGGTGGCCGATCCACCAGGTGAACTTAGGCGGCAGAGCGCATGACCCGGATCGCTACACCAACCGTGGAACGGAGATGTGGTTTGAGGCTGCCAGGCAGATAGACCGCTGTGAGGCTGTCCTTCCAGACTGCGAGATTCTGCATAGCCAACTGACCACCAGGCGCGTTGCCACGAGCAAAACCGGCAAGCTGAACCTGGAGAGCAAGAAGGAGATGAAGTCTAGAGGCTTTAGTTCTCCTGACCGGGCAGATGCGCTAGTCATGGCGATGGCAAGCTTCTCAGATCAGTACATGTGGGAGAGAAGATGGCAGCCTGACCTGGAGGAGGTTTTGGAGGCAGGGATGGCAGAGTGGTCAGGTGACCACAAAATCAGGGAAAGCATGGGGCTACACACAGGATGAACTTACTACAGACAATCAGATTAATACTTGAAATACTAAAAGAAGCACTTGGCTATGGCAAAAAAGCAGAAAAACGCAAACTTGAGCAGGATGTTGAGGATCGTGCTACTGACAAGCTTGACTGGATTCACATGCGGATGCGCGACCAACATCGAGTTGAACGCGACGAAGAGACTGATTCTAGAGAATGAGCGTGGTTTTCAAGATGCCTACATGGCATCCCCGCAGGCGAAGAAATTCGTGGAAGACGCACTTGAGCAGATAGTCGAGTACGAGAGGCGGTTGGAGAAGAACAGCATCGGCAAGTAACAGCACCGTCTGAAAAAATTGCCAAAGTTAGCAAAGACGCATCAAAACGGTGCGTCTTTTTGCGTCATGAAGCTCTCAGGACAACTTGAATGCTTCTGTGGTGACATCGAGAAACTCGTGGCTAGGTACCAGGAAGAGTTTGATCTGGACGATGCCACATTGATCGGTGGCCTCCAGATGTATTCCTGCCTGATGTCACTCCAAGCCATGGGCTATTTGCTTGAGGAAGACGAAGATGAGGATGACGAGGAAGACGATTATTCTGTATGAAATCGCGTGAGCAGTTAAACGCATCAGTACTTCAAGACCTGGCAGATCGCAGTGTGTGGGACACCCGGCAACGGATGTTCTACGAAATGCGGCACCACGGTCTGAGGCGAAGAAACAAGCCTTGGCCCGGTGCCAGTGACGTTCACTTTCCGCTGGTAGACACAACGATCAGCGAACTGAAGCCTGCCTACTTCCAGCAGTTATTTGCCACAGACTTAATAGCTCAGTTTATCCCAACCACACCGCAGGTAGCCGAGTACACAACTGCTGCCGCTCAGTGGTTCGACCACAGACTCAAACAACGCACCAACCTGGAGACGGAGGTGCTGAGTGCGGTGGACGCAATGCTGGTCAGTGGCACCGGCATCATGAAGGTGCTGTGGGATGCCAATGCTAAAAAAATAAATTATTTCAGCATTGATCCTCAGCACTTCGTTGTTCCGGGCTGGACTCGGAGCATCGAGGAGGCAGACAGACTTTGTCACATCAGTGTTTACTCGGTTGATTCATATCGCAGGCAGAAACACCTGAACCAAGACCCGGAGGTTATAAGCCAGATATCTGGCAGCTACAACAACGATGCCGGTGATATGGACACCGAGTACACCAAGTTTGAGCGTGAAGGTCTGACGTTCAGCGATGACGAGAAGATCATCGTTTGGGAGGTGTATTTCCGCGATGAGAAGACCGGCGAGTGGTGCATTTGCACGTTCTCACCAACTCAGCCTGAGATTGATTTGCGCCCGATGATGAAGGTGCCCTACAAGCACGGTAAGCCACCGTTTGTAGCGTTTCCTTACGAGATCAAAGACCCAGGCTTTTATTCGCCACGAGGAGTCGTTGAGCTTCAAGCCACGATGGAGGCTGACCTCACCAAACTCTTAAACGACAAAAACGACTTTATGACGTTGGCGAACAGACCTCTCTTCCGCGCTGAGAGGGATATGCCAAACACAGGCAACCTGAGAATGACACCTGGCAGCATCCTGCCGTTTGGCATTCAGCCGGTTGCCAACCAAGCCCCACCGATCTCGTTTGATACTCAGATGAACATCATGCGGGAGTTAGCTCAAAACCGAGTATCTACTCCTGACTTTGGCCTGACGCAGACACTCCAAAACACAGAGCGAAGAACGGCAACTGAGATTCAAGCTATCGGTGGCTTGTACCAGCAAAGCAGTGATTTGCGGATGAGAATCTTCCGCATAGCTTTAGGTAAACTCTACCGAATGAGTTGGTCGCTACTCCTGCAATATGACAAGACTAGCCTGGACTACTGGTATCTCGACACGGCCCAGCAGATACCCCAGGAGGCACTGCACGAGAACTACGGCATTGAGCCAACCGGGAGTGCGGATGGAGTTAACAAACAACTCCTAATGCAGAAGGCAGTCACTCGCTTTCAGATGTTTGCTAATGATCCGTTCATCAATCAAGGCCAACTTCGCAAGAGCATCTTGGAGTCGGATGACGCAACTCTGGTCAAGCGTTTGTACCAAGACCCGATGGATCAGCAGGCAACACAAGCCGAGGATCAAGCCAACGAGATTACGTTCCTGCGCTTAGGTTTCCCGGCAGTAGTCAAAGACTCCGATGACCACATGGTTCATATCCAGACGGTGGTTAATTACATCCAGAGCAGAGCAGACACAGGTGCCGCACCTGAGCCAGCAGAAGGCCAGATGCTGGAACAGCACATCGTTCAGCATTTGGAAGCATTGAAGGAAAAAGACCCAAAGACCGGCAAGCAGGTTGAGGGAGAACTAAAGAATTTATTCGCGCAGATGCAACAGGCAGCCGCGCAAGTAGCAGAGCAAGATGTTCAACAAACTGAGGAGATTCCTGACAACGTGGAGAACATTCCGGCAGGTGCCGGAGTGGGTTGATCCACCCGAGTGGAGTAACGAACACGCTGCCAGGCTGCAGCAGTTTCTTAGGAGTGAAGTAGGGAGCAACCTACAGCACCACCTGAGAAACTTGCATATCACAAACTGTGACCGGCTAATCTCAGCCCCAGCAGATTTGCACTACCAGGCAGGTCAAGCTGCCGGGTTCAAAGCCGCACTGGCAACCATAGACGGTTTAGCCACAGTGAGGCAGCAACCCGAGGAGGAAGTCACAGGAGTGACAGATGACCTGGAGTGGCTGAGGCAGCCTGCTAACTAATTTATGTCTGAAACAATGACAGAAGCACCGAGCCAGGTGACAGGAGAACGCGAGCAATTGCTATCCGCATTGGCTGACGCTGATGCAAGCGCGTTT